GATGATAACGCTAGTTCGTTAGAAATATTTTTTAATTTATATGCAGGGGCAGATACAAACACTGGAACTCTATCAGAAACATGGGCTGCTTCTGCTGATGCTGGCAGTACAACTGGTCAGGTGAACTTTGCAGACAGCACAAGTAATGATTGGGAGATTACAGGCGTTCAGTTTGAAACAGGCTCAGAAGCCACGCCCTTTGAGCATCGGTCCTTTGATGACGAGTTGCGGAGGTGTATGAGATATTTTGAAGTCTTTTCACCTATTCAAGACCAAGTTGGAAGTATTCCTTTGATTAGACAGAGAACAAATACGAATGGTTACAATTTTGCAGTTAGTTTTTATGAAAAAAGGGTTGCTCCAACTGGTACTATTGATTTTGATAGGATACATAAGCCAGGGGTGGCTTTTGATACGATTGATACTTTAACTCTTGATATTAGTACTGGTGAAACGAGTAGTTGTACTATTAATTGTACTCCAGATAATGACAGTACTGTTTCTACATTAGGTTATCTTGGAAAAAACTCTGGACAAGGCGAATTACTTTTAGATGCAGAATTATAGGTGGTAATTATGATTATTGAATCAGCAAAATATATAAATCGATTAATAGACTACGATAAAAATACAAAAGAAAACCACACGATAGAAGCAGTTATAGATGGTAAAACAATGTTTGTTCCCCTTGACCCAAACAATCGCCACTACGCAGCCATACTTGAATGGGCAAAAGAAGACGGCAACGAAATACAAGCTGCCGATTAGTAAACTTTAACAAAGGAGAATAACATGGGAAAAAATGAAAAAACCCCTATCGTTATAAATGACAAAGAATATTTAGTAGAAGACTTAACACAAGAGCAACAGGCTATGGTTAATCATGTATCAGACCTAGATCGTAAACTATCTAGTGCTAGATTTAACGTAGACCAACTAAGCGTTGGACGTGAGGCTTTTGTAAATATGCTTGCACGATCTTTAGAAGCACCAGTGGAACCACGAATTGTAGATGAAGATGAGGCTGCATAACCTATAGGTTACAAATGGAAAACATGAAACTTCCAATAGCTTTAGTCATGGCAATGGCTGTACAGCTTGCAGGTGGTGTCTGGTGGGTATCTCAACAGGCAGCTACTATATCATCATTAGAAGAAAACGTAGCACAGTTTGCTAGTCGCATGGCTGTAGAAGATACTGTAAATCTTAAACGTGATGTACAAGAAAGTAAGTCTGACATAATAGAACTATGGGAAGATAGTGATGAGATATGGGAAGAAATGGGTGCTATGGTTGCAACATTTAGTTCTGTCAATCAACTCAAACAAAGAATAGCTTTACTAGAGACAGAACTAAAGTACATGAACCGTGAACATAACAGAATGATAAGGCCTATGGATGATGGAATGTAGTCATGGACCCCATCACGATCCTCTCAGGAATAAAGTTAGGTCTAAGCACAGGGCGTAGCGTAGCTGCACTATCTAAAGACATAGGTAAATTCTTTGACGCAACAGACCAAGCTAAAAAACAATTACAGAAAAAAGGCATCTCAAGTAAAAGCGTTAATGCCACTGCACTAGACCGTTGGGCAAAGGTACGTCAAGCAGCCGAAGCTGAAAGTGAATTGCAGGAATGGATCACACAGACGTATGGCAGGAGCAAGTGGTTGGAATTACTCCGTATACGTAAAGAAGTATTACAAGAAAAACGTGAGGCAGAAGCTCAAGCAAGACGTGAGGCTATAGAAAGACAAGAGTTAGCAGTAACTTTAGCAGGTATCTTATTTCTTATTACAGCCTCTGCTATTGGCTCTACAGCATATCTGCATCACATGGGATGGATAGACGTAAACGACTATCTGCCTTGGTAAATAGGAATAAACAATGATACAATTTCAAGGATTTAAACCAGAGTCTATGCCAAAGATTGCAAATAGTCTCGGTTACAATGGAGACATGCAAGGCTTTCAGCAATACTTGGATCAAAATAAAGACAAACAAGACATGATGAACCAGTATATGCAAAAGGCACAACAGATGGCTAATGGTGGTGTTCCAACTAAGTACAAAGGTTTTTCTAAATTACCAGAAGCTGTGCAACAAAAGATTGATCCTGATCTTGCAAAAGAATATCAAGTAGGTGGAGCAGTTCCTGCAGCACCTGCAGCACAAGCACAACCAAGACCATTAAGCCAACAAACTGTACCTGCACAAAACATTGCTTTAGGTTCTACTGTGCAACAGGCAATGACTCAACAGGCTATAAATCCCGGTTTACCTACAGGCACAGCAGTTGTTCCAGTTGGTACACAGATTACACAAGGACAGTTAGTTAACCCACAGTCTGGTCAGGTAACTGGTCAAGCTGCAGTTCCTACTGCTCTTGCAAATACACAACAAGCAAATCAACAGACTGCTACACAAGCAGGTCAAATGCAGCCTACAATGTCTGCACCAAATGTGCAAACTGCACAGGCAAATGCTGCACAAGGTACGCTCAGTCGTAATGCAGTAACACAGGCTGCACAAACAAATCCCCAACAGTTATCACAATTAGGTTTACAAGCTGCACAAGGTCAGGCTTCACAGGTACAAGGTGCGCCTTCTCCTATGCAATTTACTTCTGGTCAACAGATTAGTGGCTCTGCTGTCGATCAAGGACAAGTGCAACAAATCTTTGGTCAGCAACCACTAGAAGCAACTACAGTATCTGGTGAGCTAGATAGTCTTATGCAAGACTTTGAAGGTGGTAAAACACCTGCATGGGCTGCAGGAGCTATGAGAGCAGCTAACGCAGCAATGGCTGCACGTGGACTAGGCGCATCATCAATGGCAGGTATGGCTGTTGTACAAGCAGCTATGGAGTCTGCATTGCCTATTGCTCAAATGGATGCAGCAAACAAACAGCAGATTGCAGTAGAGTCAGCAAGACAACGTGCTAACTTTTTACAAATGGATTTTAACCAAGCGTTTGAGGCTAAAGTTAAGAATGCTGCTAGGGTATCTGAAATTGCCAATATAAATTTTAGTGCAGAGCAACAGGTTGCACTTGAGAATGCTAAGATAGCACAGACTATGAACTTAGCTAACCTATCTAACAGTCAAGCTAAAGTCATGGCAGATGCTGCAGCTATGTCACAGATGGACATGGCTAACTTAAACAACAGACAACAAGCTGCTGTACAAAGCGCACAAGCATTCTTACAAAACGATATGGCTAACTTGTCTAATGCACAACAAACAGAAATGTTTAATGCACAGACACGTGCTCAGTCTCTGTTTACAGACCAAGCTGCTGCAAATGCTGCACAACAGTTTAACGCTACAAGCCAGATGCAAACAGATCAGTTCTTTGCAAGTTTGGCAAGTAACAATGCACAGTTCAATGCATCACAAGCAAATGCACAGGCACAGTTTAATGCAGGTCAGGTAAATGTACTTGAACGATTTAACACTGAGATAAACAATCAACGTGATCAGTTCAATGCACAGAACCGTTTAGTCATTGACCAAGCTAATGCACAGTGGCGTAGGCAGATTGCAACTGCTGATACTGCTGCTGTTAATCGTGTAAATGAAATAAATGCTGCTTCACTTCTAGGTGTCTCACAGTCAGCTTATAATAACTTGTGGCAAACAGCTTCAGATAATATGGAGTGGGCTTGGACATCTGCTGAAAATGAAAGAAAACGAATTAATGATTTGGCTATAGTAAAATTACAAGCTGATTCTAGTTTTAATGCTATGAAATTTAAAGCAGACGCAGATGCATCAGCAGGTTTTGGTGCTTTAATTGGATCACTATTTACGTCTGATCTAAGTAATACTCTTGCAGGTAGTATTCTTGGTAAAGTATTTTAATTAGGAGAATAATAATAATGAATGTTGGATTTATGACAATGAACAATCTTCAGTTACCTAAAGAACAAAAGACTGAAGATACTAGTACACAAAGTAGAGGGTTACTTTCTCGTGGTCCAAAACAACAATCAGAAAATGAAATGGGTAATGAACCACGTGATCGTATTGCATCTTATGTGGCTACATTACGTCAAGCAAGAATGGATTTAAAGAATGGTTGATACACTTACACCTTCATTCGATAGACCTACACCGGGAATGTCTCTTACTGCAGAGTTAGGTAATAGACCTTGGCAACAACCGCCTCAATATTCAACCGTTGAGGAAGCTTTGCAATACTACATTCCTCGTTTAACTAATCCCGAATTATTAGAACAGTTACTTGATGTAATGGAAACAGGCATTCCTCTGACTACCATTGCAGATGCAATGCAAACAGGTGGTGTCATGGAAGGTAAACATAGTCTTGATGTAGGTATATTAATTATTCCTGTACTTATAGAAACGATGGCATACCTAGCTGAAGAAGCAGGTGTAGAATATGATGAAGGTTCTAACATAGAGGCTGATCCAGATAAACCTACAGATGCACGTGTTTCACTGGCATTACAGATGGTACGTGAAGAGTCTGGTAAAAGTGTAGAGGAAGAACCTAAAATGGAAGAGCCACAACCAGAAAAAGAAAAGCCTACTGGTGGATTAATGTCAAGGAGTATGTCAGATGGGATTTGATTTTGGTCAATTTCTTGGTGGTATGTCACGTCAAATATCTACCAATATAGAAGAAGCAAAAAGATTTAATCGTGAAAAAGAATTTAGAATGGATATGCTTGCTGAAGAAGAGGCAACTAAAATGCGTCTTGCAAAAGCTGCTGAACGTAGAGAAAAGCAAAGACAAGATAAGGAGAATGCTGCACTGTTAAAGTCTATGGGTATTAGTGATGCAAAAGCAGGTTGGATACTTAAAGGTGGTAGTGCTGCTGTTAGTCAATATGTAGATTATTCTAAGGCTGCTTTAGCACGTGGCATTAATCCTGATGACATGCTTGAAAGTAGTATGTTTGTAGAAGACCATAATGATCCACGTAATGAAGCTGCTATGATGGCAACGGTACGTAATTATGATACTGTTGAGCCATTTACTGTTAGACAAGATATTATGACAAGCGTTTTAGGTGAAGTGGAAGAACCAAAAGCACCTAAACAATATAGTTCACTAGAAGCAGGACATGCAGGTACATACTCATTGTTACAAAATGCAAAGTCAGTGTATGCTTCAGACCCATCAAAAGCAAATCAAGATGAGGTAACACGTCTTGAAGATGTGTTGGAAGAGTGGAAAACAAAAATTGAAGAAGACATTGCACTTCGTAAGCCAGAAGATAAACCAGATAAACCTATAGAATATTTTAGTAAAACAAGCCGTGAAACTATTAAAAAGAATGCGTTTGCAGATGCATATACCGAATATGATTTTGAAACAGATATAAACGGAAACATAACTGCTAACTTAGAAGGTAGGCAAGGTGCAAAAATAGTTGCAAGGATTGCGGCAGCAAACACCATAGAAGCACAAGCAAAAGTAGCAGATGATGTTGTAGATAGTAACTTACTAAATGAAGCAGATAGAATAAGAGAAAAAGCATTAGATGCACTGACCAACTACGGTCAAGCTATTGTTGCACAATCAGGTGGAGCAGAAAATTCACCAACAAAAAAATTTGGATACCTTAAAAGTACAAAAGAAAATCCTGACAACAACTATCAAATGCATGTTAAAGGTAATTCAGGTGGATACAAAATTGGAGATGTTGTAGTAGCAGAAGAACCAGATGGTAGTGGTGGCATGATTTTAAAAGTCTATGTTTATACTGGAATGAAAGACCCTAATGATAACGGATACGAAGATAGCACAGGTAGAGTTTTATTTAACTATTTCCATGATGCAGGTAGGCTCTATTAGTAAAGGTAGAACATGGCAGGAATTGATCCCAGTAAATTTCTTACAACTAAACCAGAAATTATAGAAGAGCAGTCTGTAACCACGGATCAAACAGATATGCGTACATTTACACAGGAAGAACTAGATTCTGGTGTAAATATTTTTTCTACTAAAGAAATAGTAGACACAACTTCCCCCATATATGATGAACCTGTAGGCGAAAATACTATTGATGATGCATTTGATGCATTAATCACTAGGCAAACTGATTTACCTGTTGATGAAAGAAAAAGAGCTTTGGTTAGAGAAGCATTTGAAGCTGAAGAAGCTATGATTGATACTCGTCTATCTCTTACTAATCGTGAAGCACAACTATTATTACCACCCACAGAAAAAATGGCAAAGCGTGAAGACATGACACTTGTAGAAGTGTTAGATGACATGCGTACAGAAGCATATAATAAACTAGAAGATGACTTAGAATATCAACAGGATATTCAAAATCAAGTAAACCAAGCTATTGAATATTATAATTATAGAAAACAATTTGGTTTTGTTGATGAAAAAATTCCTAGTCAAGATGATATTCGTGCAATGGTATTGCAAAATAATGAGGATGCAATAAAGCTGCAATTTGAAACTGCAGATTACTATTTAAATAATCGCAATGCTTACATGCGTAAAGCTGCACAACAATTATTCTTTGCAGTTGAGCGTGATTACATAAGCATAGAAGACTTTAATGCCATTATGGTAGTAGATGAATTTTTGAATCCTGTAAATGCAGCATTTGAAGTTCCTCACAACTGGGCAGCTATGCAAGAACAGTTAAAAGATGGTAACTACAAGGGTGCAGCAACAGAAGCGTTGATGGCTACACTAAATGTAGCAAGTGCTATTCCGGGTGCTAAACTAGCTACATCAGGCATTAACAAAGGTTGGAGAGCATTGAGTGGTGGACGAGGTGCATACCATGACGTGCAAGAGGCAATGACTAATGAGGGTTTACGTGCCTACGACATTAAACGGTTAGCCAAGAAAACAGCCAATGAAAATGCTGACATAAGAAATAAAATAATTAGAGAGTTTGAAGAACAGTTTAATGTAACTATATCAACAGAACTACCCAATGGTAATTTGGCAGTTGACCCTACTCTTGTGCGTGAAACAGGAAAGAAAAAACTAAACGACTACATGACTGACATGGGTTATGTAGGTACTAATGGCGAGACAGTTAAACTTACTGACTACGCAATCAATGATGAGTCATTAGCTATACCAATACTTGATCCAGACAAAATGAATATGTTTGTGTCTACTGTAGTGGGTTTAAAAAATAACCCTAAATTTGCAGCAGCATTGGAAACAACAGGTGATGAACGTCTTGTAGATAAATTGTTTGAACTGACAATGAACAAGGAGCTACTTGGCTCTGAAGAATTACTTGAACAACTAACTAAAAATGGATTGGCATTCGAAGAGTATGTGCTTGGTGTTGTTGGTTCTGGATCACAGGCAGGTAAACTACTTAACCAGTTGTCACAAATAAAACGTGTCAAACCTGCGTCAGTCAAAGAGGCACAGGAAACTAAAGCTAGAATAGAAACACAAAAAGCATTCGGTAGACTGTGGACAGGAACAGTATTACGTACAGAGAATGTAAGACGTGGTATGATGGTTTCATCACTAGCAACTACAATGCGAAACTTACAGTCAGGTTTAATCAGAGCACCAATGGAAAGCATAGCAGATGTTATGGACACTGCTTTACTTACATACGGTAATGCTCGTATGGCAGGTGCATCTACACCAAAAGCATTATTAAAGTTTCATAACTCTATCAACCCACTTGTTCGTGATGGAACTTGGTCTGGTTCATTTAATAACTTACGTTATTTGTTTAAAGATCAGACAAGAGCAGAAGAATTTACAAACTATATATTAGATCGTCCAGAGCTAACTGAACAGTTTGAAAAGATGTTTCATAACATTAACGAGATACAAGAATATACAGGACGTGGTAAGGCACAGACACTTGTGGGTAAAGGTGCAGACAATGTAATGTCACGCATAGAAGATATGGTGTGGACAGTCAATGGACCTAACCGTTGGCAGGAACATGTAATTAGACGTGCTACATTTATGTCTGACCTTGAGCGTCAGGTAAAAACAAACTGGGGAATTGATTTACAGACTGCTTTGAAGGAAGGTAAGATAGATGAGATACTAAAAGATGCACCAAGTGTACGTCCACAGGGTGCTTCATCTTTCTTAGATATGGTAGAGAGGTCTACACAAAAAGCATTGGATGTTACCTATGCTAAACAACCAGACTTTGCACCATTCAAAGCTATATCTGATGGTATAACTAAAATGGGTCTTACTGTAATCATACCATTCCCACGATTTATGTTTAACTCACTAGAGTACATGGCACAGAATACTGCAGGTGCTATGCTTGTACCTATACGTAAAGCCATTAGTAAAGATTCTCGTGCAGCAGGTTTAACTGCTCGTGATCGTCAAGATATATCACGTAACCTTGTTGGCCTAGCCACAATGAAAACATTCTACGACATGCGTCAGGCAGGTTTTGGAACAGAGGATTATACAATGGTAACAGATGGGGAAAATCAGGTAGACATATCTGCACAGTTCCCATTAAGACAGATGGCATGGATTACTGAGTATGTAGCAAGAGAACAAGAGGGAACTTTAGATACGTGGTACGGCATGGATATGAAAGAGATTGCTGAAACATTCTTAGGTTCTACTTTACGTACAGGCACAGGTAATGTATTTGTAAATGAAATTATAGATATTGTTAAGGGAACTGAAGATATAATTGATGAAGAAAAACGTTCTAAAACTATTGGGCGTTTAGTTGGTCAATATTCTGCTACTTTCTTAACACCAGTATTTCAGTTGACTGAGGCTCAACGTGCTCAAGATGCACGAACAACAGAAGCAAAAGACTTTAAGGGTAGTATTACACCAGATACAAACCTACCATATGGAGAGAATGCCAGTGTACGTGCTTTCTATGAAGTGTTTGCACAACGTGGTCTAGCTGCACCGTCATTTGAAGAAGAACTTCCACAACGTGTAAATATAGATGGTAAAAAACTACAACGTCCTGATGCTGCCTCACGTTTATTTCTAGGTCTTACTGTAACTGAACGTGATAATGATACAATGAGCTATCTAAAAGAGATAGGGTTTTCTGATCCAACATTTCAACTAGGAAGCAAGTCACGTATTCCTGCAAATAAACTAGCAGAGAATGAGTTTATAAGTGCAGCATTACCTACGATGGTAGACGTTGTACAAGAACTTGCAAAAGACATGCACCCTACAGATAAAACAAAACAAAACATATTTGCTAGGAAAGGTGTGTCACAAGCTGCACGTAGTCTACGTGAAGAGTTTAATGATCCACGCTATGGCGGTGCATCTGAGGTTGCAATCGTAGTTGACACACTGTCACGTCTAAACAAAGATGATAGAAAGTATGGTATCGTAATGTTTAAAGAGAACAACGATGGTAGACTACCTGACATACGAAGTTTGGAAGATATGATGGAATATGCAGAATACTGCAAAATAAAATACTTCAACTAAAAAGTAAGGGGGCAATTAAGCCCCCATTTTTTATTCTGGTATTGTCCAAGGATAACATGGAACGATACTCTGTTTACAGTACTTGGCGTTGTCTACCAGTAGCACAGGCAGTATGCATATAACAAATATACAGAACAACACAGGCCATATTAAGCCTTTCATGTCACAGTAGTTCATCGTTTGTCTCCGCTTCCTTGTATAACTCCTCTAAGCTTTCTGTCATGTAACTTTCGTAGGTTATTCTTTGCAAGGTCTTTCATGTCTACATTCAGATCACGACACAGTGCAGCAATGTACCACAAGCAATCCCCCACCTCATCTGCTATAGCTTCACGATTGAAGTTACCATCACGTAATATCTTCTTTACTTTGTTTGCTACCTCACCTGCCTCTGCAGCCAAGCCCAATGCAGGGTAGATTACAGCGTGTTCTGTCTTATACACAGCAGTTTCTGATGCCATGTCCTGATATGACTTAAAGTCTACGTTCTCATATTTATGCTCCATAAATTTCCTAGCCTCTTGCTCTAGCTTCATGTTGTTTTACCTTTTTTAACTGCTCGAAATAGGCTTTGTTAAATCCCCTATTCCATTCACGATGTTGCATCGTGTGTTTGTGGAAAGGATTACCCACCCTTCCACGTTTAAAGTCTCCGTATCCTTGCTCGAACTGAAACTTTAATGGTGCATCATACTTGCCAAGTCCACGTTCCTTACGAGTTTTCTTTTGTGTATATGACATATGATATTCTCCTTATGCTAAGTTGATTAATTCTGCTTCTGTGTATGGAATGTGAAAGAAGTATTCTCTACGTCTAGCATTAGCTAACCATATCTCCTTTGCACAATCTTCTGTAAGTTGATAGTCTTTGATTCTCCATGCTTGCTTACAGTCCTGACGTATCACATAGAAGTTACAGTATGTCTTGTCACCCTGTACTTCCTTATACTTATTAATCAGTCTGTACTTGCGGTATGGTATGCGTATCTCTGTCCATTTAGGATTCCAATCGCCTGTCCATTGGTTCTTCATTTCTACTTCACTGTAATACATACCGTCATTCTTCTCACTCTTTATATCAAACGAGAAGTCTTCCTGTGTATCAAGAATGTTGTGTCCATTGCTAACTAAGTAATCTGTTATTACTGTTTTAGCTTTACTGTCATTCTCTTCGTATGACTGTGGTTGAAATCTTCTGTAATATGATCCTTTGATTGGTTGTAACATGATACTCTCCTTATGTTAAATCTACAATTTCACAGACATCGCCAGAGCAAGCCATTGTCTGCATAGCTACGGTGTTATCTTCCTGTTCATACTCTGACAGAGCTTCCCAGTTGATTTGTTTTGGCATTGATTTAAGTAATGCCTTATATTCTTCTCGTGTGCAATCCTGATATGGTGCTTGCTGATAAGTATGATCAGAGTGTGGTAAGAATGACACACCTGACATTTCATCAAAATGTTCGTACACAAATGCACCAACAGTTAGCCACTCATCATCACGCACAGAGATAGTCACTGATGGTTTGTGTTCACACCAGTAACGTTGATACGTAAGCCACATCTCTAGTTGTTCTATGGCAGTCATATCATTACGTGTTACAGCCCTGTTAGGTGACATCACAGGAAAGCTGAACACAGTAGTCGTGTCACCTTTGAACACACATGGTTCATTTGGTATTCCCTGATCTATCATAAACTGTGTGAGTGGGTCTTTATTATCACCACGTACAGTACGTATGTAGTAGGGGGAATGTCTTGCATGAATACCACTGGCTGAGTCTACAAGCTGAGACACAGTGCCAGATGGTTTAACACAGGTGATAGCCACAGAAGGATTAATCTTCAGCCTCTCTGCCCACTCTGCGTTTGTCTCTACAGCAACCTCACGTAGCTTGGACAATGTGCTTTCAAGACCTTTGTTCTTCATGGTCATCAAAGGATTGTCCATTATTCCAGTGAGCGACACACCCAACAGTCGTTCTTCTTCGGTATTTCGTTGCCACACTTTTCGCAGATATGGGAACTTAGTGAAGGAAGACTGAATAGTGCCAAGAATCGTTGCCAACTTGACCTTACGTGCGAGGGTATCATACGTATCTGTAGCTCTAACCACGACTTCAGTAAGATTACAGAACTGATATGGTCTAAGTATAATCTCACTGCAAGGGTTAGTTCCAAACTCATGTTCTGGATCACGCCTACCATACTTTGCAGCTTGCTTTTTAGATGCTTCACGGTTGAATACTCCTCTTTCACCTGACTTACTCTCCACAAGAGATAGCCACTCACGCATGAATGTTTCAATATCAGGCTTTTCTGTGTAAGAAACTGAGTTGTTAGCCAATGCTCTGTGTGCAGCAGTCTCCCACCACTGTCCTGACTTAGCATGACGCATACGATCATCACTCAAGTTAGATAAACTAATCATTGCTGACCTACGTACACCACCTACAACTACTATCTGTCCAATAAAACACATTAAATCATGGCATTCCATAGACGTTAGCCTACGGCCTTGTGCATTTTTAAATGTCTGAACTGAGAAATTAAATAGTTCAATCAATGGAGCAGGTCCACTAGCACGTCCACCGAATGTCTTGAGTCTTGCACCTGCAGGACGTACCTCTGAGACATCCCACTTGGGTATCTCACCTGCCCATAGGAGTGCTAACAATTGTCTGAACGCTTTCGCCCACCCCTCTTTACTGTCTTTGACAACGATAGTAGTGTCACTGACGAACAGTTCAGGAATTTCAGGAAGTTTCTGGACGAACTGTCTTTCCACACTGAACCCGACACCAGTGCCACAGAGCAAGATGAACATGGCCTCATCAAAAGACTTAGGATCGTCAACAGGTAAGTATGAACAATTGTAACCTGCTGTATTATCCCTGTCTAATGCAGGTCCTGCAGTCATCATGGCTCTCATGCTTGGCATGATCTCCAAGCCTAAGATTGCATCACGTATCTCATTGATGTACGTGTCATTACCTGCAACCTTACGAACTACATTATCCATGTATCGTTCTACTGTTTCTCCCCAGTTTTCACGCCCTTTACCATCAAAGTACTTTGCATAACGTGACTTGTGTATAAAACTTTGATAGTCTGTTGGTAATAAATTGCTCATGTTCTGCTTCCTCTCAATGCAAAAAATAGTCCACCTACCCATAAAAATACATGTAAATTATCGTACAAAATAACATCCCAGAAACTAGCAGGTTCACTTATCCATATAACTCCAGTTACGATACAACACATTACAATACCAGAAAATCTTGTTAGAAGATCTCCTAAGTCTTGAATCCAAAAATCCCAAATATAATCTCCTGCTATCTTAGAAACCATAATGCCACTAAATATTAGTCCAATGCCAGCCCCTATTTCACCATAGACAACAAACCACCAAACTAAGTATGGTAACTCCCATGAATCTGCATCATCTAAACTAAACGGTAATTTACTTATGCCTTGTTGTAAGAATACAATAGCCAGTGGTATACGTAGTAACCAATGACTTAAACAAAAATCAGGTATTCGTTTTAATAATTTCATTCGTGTTCTCCTCCTGTACCACGTGAGTTATAATTTTGTGGAGCACTATACTTTTCTGCACTATCAAATGTCATGGCTGTAATAAAGATACCACAAATTATTATAAGGTGTCCACCTGCAGATACTGCAAATGCATATGGATTATTTATTATACATGCAAAAATACCACTCCACATTATAGCTAATATTGAAAATACCATCAAACCAAGTTGAGGTGGTAGGTTACGAAGTGGTGAGTTCTTTATAGTCATTATACTTTTCCAAGCATCTACTATACCTAAAACAGTTTTTTCCCACCCTATAGGTGTTACTCTGTTATTCATTTTTTTACCTTTAAGTTACTTGGGTTGTACTGTTCACCATTGTACTTAGAACCAGTAGCATTCTTACCAGTCTCAACTCCATTGTTACATGCTACAACAACTACCATAAGAAATAAAAAAGAAATAAGTACTACTCTTTTAGTCCATAGTATAAACTCTTCAAATGTTTTATTGGCTTCTAACTCTGCTAATTCTCTTGGAGTCATGCTTTAATCTCCTGTCAATATATTAATTGTTTTAACTGTTATTCCATCTATGTCGTAAATAAATTCTTGCAGAGTTTCGTTTATCTCTTCCCTCATCGATCCATCTACAGGTACAGGATATTCATCCTCATCTATGTTTAAGGTCAAGAACACTTTGATCTGCATCGTTTGCCTCTATTAGTTTATTCAGATACCATTGAGCTTTTCTTAAATCCTCAATGCCGTTTTTGTATCGGTAACGCCACAAGTACTTTAGTATGTTACCCTGTAGGTAATACTCGTACCCATCACCTGTCGCTGCTTGTATGGCATCAATGCATTCAATGCCAGATTGATTATAGTGTGGTGGTTTGTTTACATTGTCTACCATTATGTCTCCTGTTCTTTGTTGCCGAAATCTAAATGCACTACATTGTCTTCTGTGTGACTTACCTTCGGTTTCTCCTGTATTCTTAACATATCTTCATGGAACTTGTAAAGGGTATTTCTAAATTTAATATCCTCTTCCATGAGTGGAACTGAAGCTAACATCAAGTTAGTTAATAAGTCTACGTGTTGGTAATCTTCTTTGCTCAGATAATTTTCATCAAGAGTTAAATAACCAACCTTCATATCTCCTGTCCATCTATCGTGTTCATCCAGTACAGGTGTTACTCGTATAACAAAATCATTTGGTTCGAAGTCTACAAATATTCTGTCTTCACCTTTCATGCTACTTCCTTTCTATCTTTTTTAGTGGGAAAGCAATCAGGTCTGGGTGATTATCTTTTCCTTTTTCTTTTAACCATTCTAGTGGTACAACTCTATCTGCATACAGAAACTTATTACGTTCACACCAGAGACTGTAGGTTGTCTTTGCCCCTTTACTTAACTTACGTTTTGAACTCTCGAACACAAACCGTATGTCTAGTTTGGGGTGTTGCTTCTTAATGAGCGTGTGTTTCCTACGGTCATCTGATGTGAAGCGTCCTTTGGTTTCTATAATGATGCCGTTTGGCAGAATAAAGTCTGGGGTGTATGTGCGGTACATCAAGTCTTCCCACTCTATCTTGAGAGCTTCGTACTTGATAGGCACATTGTGTTCTACAAGATAATCTTTTACCTTTATCTCTAGCCCACTCCTGTAGCCATACTTTAATGCTGCTTGAAACTGCTTTCGGTTCACTAGAACTTCCAGTTAGAATATAGTGGTATACCGAAGGATGTGGATGGATAGCCCAACTCTTTTAGCTCCTGTTTAATGGCATCGTCTGCTTCTTTACGAGCTTGTACTGCTGTACGTAGCCCTGCATATCTTGCCTCTCGCAGTGCTTTCTTCTTAGCTGCGATCTCAGCTTCCATTGCACGAACCTCTTCCTGCATTTCTTTTATTTCATCATCACCTAGCATGTTATTACTCCTGTAGTTCAACATACGCAACCATCTTAGGCTCACGTGCTTGTGACACCTTGGATGGTAGCTCTTTCATATTAGGCCAACACTCAAAACGATAGTCACAGAATTTGCAATTATCATTTAGTACCATGTTGCCACTGGGCTTACCTCTGTAAGTCTCAGGAACAGCTTCAAAGCAACGTTCAAACTTATTCTCGTTAACTTTTTCAACTGTCTCTTTTAATTTAGTAAGTTCTTTCCGCATGTCAATAGCAGCAGGTACATATTTAAAGCTACCATTGGCTTTATTTACAACCCACCATCCACCTGCACGTTTGTCAGATGCCTGTGCATAACCTGCAAGCTGACCTACATACCCAAACGGATCACTCTTTTTCAATGTGTCATATGACTCGAACTTATTCCTGTATGACCAATCAGATGCAGACTTTATGTCATCTACAGCACCACCCATCACAAGATCATAACTACCAGAAACCCTAGTATCATTAGAATCTCCCACTTTAAGAGTAACTTTATCAGTGTCATCAAAATCCACACCAGACTCCGTAAGCAGACCTTTAAAAACAGCTTCAACTATATCTCCTAACATCATATTCATAACGAATGTAGTAGGCTTTGGTAACGCAGTCTCAGGTTTGTTCTTTTCAAACCACAGTTGACAGGTAGGACGCCCAATGTTGGACATCCGTAACCTGAAATCTTCACGAGACTTGCCACTACCAAACTGACGTATAACTGCATCAGCCACCTCTGCACCAATCTTCTTAGCTGTTTCTTCAGAGAAGGTAGTCTTCCCCTTTACAGCATCAGACATAAACTGGTGCAGTTTCAGTTCAGCAGGGTGGTGCATTATGCAAAGTCCTCTTCATTAATGTCGATGAACTCTTCAACACCTTCCTTGTCTACAGCCTCATGCTTGTGAGCATTCTCATCCCAAGCGTTAGAGATATACTCGTTGTAGTTTGTCACCCATGCTAGGAAGTTACCTAGTGTTTCCTGAGTGGCATCGTCTAACTCCAGTGTAGTCTGCAAGTCGAGTGCAGTCTCTGGTAGGTAGAAGCTGTTACCGTTTGGCAACGACTGCTCTGCTGTAGTAGCAGTAAACGTATGTTGTGGTGGTAGCCTACGCATCTTGCCTAGCTTGGTAAATATTGTACCAATAGACTTGAATGCATCACGGTTCTCTACTTCCCAGATAAATGGTGTAGAGGATAGATCAACAGGCTTACCTGCCATATCCACAGGGTCAATCAATTCGACTGTGCCAAATACTACACGTACTCGCTTGATCTGTTTGATTAACTCTTGCATGGACTCAGGCAGTGCCTTAAAGTCCTGTATGTATCCTGCAGGTTTGCCACAGTTGAACCCACCGTCATTGTCCTTGAGGTCAATGTTCAAGTTGTCAGCCATGACAGTCTTGATGTATCGGTTAGGTGTATTGTCGTTACCTTTCACGAAACGTTTGTACATAAACCTTTGTACGAATGGGCGAATGACCGCCTTAGATGCATAGTAAGTTGGACCATCAGGTATCTCCAACCTATATGTACCACCCTCAACGACTTCAACCTTCTTGGTCTTGCCGTTTACTTCAGCCTCACCCATGATAGGTGCATGTGATATACGCAGTCGAGCAAGCGTAGATGCTTTCTCTGTCTGCTGATTGTCTACCGACATACCCATGAGCTTTGCCATGTCTGAGAAGTTTGTATTTATTGCGACTTGATTCATATATAGTCTCCTTTTCTACTTTACGAATTTATAGTTTTAACATGCAACGTCTTTTGTGTCAAGCCAATTGTCACCAATTTTAGCTTCTAATAATAGTGGTACATTGAAATCAATATTCCACTTCTTATTGACCAACGATGTTAGCATCTCATTAGTTCTTTCTATTACCTTTAGTACCTTTTCTTTTTCATCTGGATGAACATCAATCACGATACTATCATGTACTGTGTTTACAATACAAGACCACATCTGATTTACACCCATTAGCTTATCTATGTATATCAGAGATATAGGTACAATGTCAGCAGTGGCAAACGATTGGACAGGATAATTTTTTATTTGTGTGAAATATGTCACACCACCAAAGCGTCTACGTTGTACATCAGGGAATGAGAACTCACGTCCAGATGGTGTACGTATCTTGCCAGTGTTCAATGCTTCCTTGGCGAGAGCCTCATGCCACTTGCCTATGCCACTGTATTTCTTTGTGAACTGCTTGTAGTATGCAGCCTCTGCTTGTGTACGTCCAAACCCACTTGCCCCATACAAGGGTGCAAAGGTATGTGACTTAGCATCCTGACGTGAGATAGGTTGCCCTGCATCAGAGATAACTTTAGCTGTATAACTATGTACATCAAAGCCAGTAGTCACCTCGTCAATGGCAGTCTTATCTTGTGACAGGAATGCAGCTACACGAAACTCCAACTGTGCAAAGTCAGCTTCCATGATCTGACCACCTTTCCATCGTGACTTGAACACACGCTTTACTGGAAACGTACCACCACGTGGCATGTTCTGCATGTTGGGGTCTGCCCCTGATAGTCTGCCTGTACCTGTGCGGTGCTGTAGTAATCGTACATGCAGCTTACCATCCAGTTTGGTATGCGTGAATATGCCATCAACAAAGCTACTCAGATAAGTCTCTACGGCACTCAGTCTACGTACACGCTTGAGGAATGTTTCAGCTTCAGTCATGCCCTTACTACGTGCAATGCCCTCAAGGAACACGAGGTTGTCTTTGCTAGTGGAGAACCCACTGTGGCTCACCCACTTGGATGTAGGTGCAGCAAACTTTAAACCTGCTACAACATTTGTGTTTGTATAAACAAAGCCAGTGGCTTCACAGTCACCACACTTGTTGGCACGTGCAAACGGTGTTCCATCTTTCTTTGTCTTACGTATATGACCAGTACCATAGCAACTACTGCACTGCTTGGCCTTTTGTTTGTACAACACATCACTGCTGTTACGTACCTGATACCGATAGTCTTGGTCATCCATACGTTCATCAAATAACTCTGCCCAGAACTTCTTGTCCTTTGGCTTACGACTATACACAACCCAAGACAGTTGCTCTGTGCTTGCCAGATTGATTGGGCGATCACCCATCAGATCACATACCTGTTCTTCTAGCTCCTGTATAAGTTGTCCACGCTCCTGCTCAAACTCCTTATGCACATTCTCTAGCTCATCAAGGTCAACTGCAAACCCACGTTGGTATATCTTAGCTAGATGCACAGCCAGTTGGTTAGTCAGCTTTACTGTATCATACAATGGCTTGTGTTCCTCGTACACACGTAGCTTTATATCAATGTGGTTGTACAACTCTTGTGTAGCATGTAGGTCAGAAGATAGGTAGTTACATAAGTCAACCCAATTCATATCACGTACAGACTTGCCATCTTTGAGCCACTCCTTCATTGCTGTACCTTTCTTGGTATCTAGCTCATACCGTTCTGCACATGCTTCTAGTGACAGTGGTTCTTTCTGCCCACGTTGCAGAATGTACTCACCTAGCATGGTGTCAAAGATTTCACCTTCATAAGTAAAGCCTGACTCCCATAGCCACACTAAATCGTGTGCAGCATTGTGCATAATAAGAAGGGAAGCCTCGTCCAGTTTAAGTTGAACGATGGCTCTCCCTTCTGTCGTGGGCGTTTGCTCTGCGTGATCGAATGTTACAAGGTATTCGTTACCAAGATCATCTAGCATACCCACCATAACTAATGTATTCATTGGTTCAAAAGGGTCAAGGTGTAGCTTGCCGTTGCGTTTTGTCACTGTGTTTTCTACGTCAAGGGTCAGTTTCATATTGTCTCCTAATAGTCAGGGGTTATTGTTTCTTGTGTTGCATCTACTACTAACTCATTTGAGTAGTAATCGTCAAGCGATTTCTCAAACTCTTTCTTGTTAGCAAATTCAGCCATAGCTTGTATAGCTTCTTTCAAAGTTAACTTGTGCCGTTCCATTGCACAAATCAATTCCACTTCTTCTATAAGTGTTTTACTCACCATTGTTTATTTCCTTTCGTTCTTTTGCTCTTCTACGTTCATCATCATCAAATGATTTAATCACTGGCACTGCTAGACCTGTCTCGTAGTCTATGATTACACCAGTGTTCCATTTATTGCGTTCTTCAATTGCGTCTTCTATGTTATCAAACAACTTGGGCTTGGGAAAGTTTACAAACCCATGTGTATTCTCTGGCACATACATAATATCACCATCAACATCAATGGTTATTGCTAGTTTCATTGTCTTCACCCTTCTCTCCTTCTCTGTAGTTCATACTCAGCTACACAAATAATACTGGTAACTGGGTCATTGAAACCTGCTACCGCAATTACTTCTATGGCAAGCGTACTGGCATTGTCAACATTGTTGACGTATTCAACACATGCATTCTCATACTCAAAAGTTTTGTATGGTATAAGAAATGGGTCACCCATAGTTAAGGTAACAAGTATCAACCAGTTCATGCAATGTACCTCGCAATCTTGTACTCAAGATCAGTATGGACAATACCATGCCAACCAGACAACTTATTCTTTACGACATTGATGTGTCGTTGGTTGTCCTCTTCCTCTTGCCCTTCGACTGTAGGGTTCTTGGAAATCATAATCATCAGGTCAGCTTCGGCTGCTTTACCTGTACGTGACCCTTCCATCATGGCTTGGTTCAGCACCACCTTGCCCTCTGCCTCTGCTGATAGCTGAGACATGTAGAATATAGCACACTCATGTTGCTTGGCTATCTGTCTAGCATGTATTGCATTGGCTTTGAGTGCCTCGTCAGGACGTGCAAACCCACCCATCTTGGCAAACTTGTCACCCATGTCCAGTATTACAATGTCAGGCTTGTATGACTTGCACACAGACTCAACCCAGTTCATGTCACGCCCTGTAGCATCCTTGAACATGACGTTCTTACGTATCTGATCGAACACTTCCATAGCCCTGTGCTTGTTCTTACTTATCTCGAACTTGTCCATGCCAGTAGCGGCTGTAATGTACCTGTGAGCCACCCTGTGATAGCCTTCTTCGTTACATAAAATGATACACTTAGCACCTTGCCAAGCAAATCCCTGTGGAGAGGCCACCAGAGAGGCGTGGAATGAGGTCTTACCTGTGTTCGGCCTCGCCCCTACCTCAATTAAATGCCCTGCATTGACGCCCTCTACCTTGCGTGTCAGGGTAGGAATGTTAAACGTCCATTGTGACTCTAAATCTGTCATCGACAGGATAGTATCTAGGCTTATGTCTTCCCACTGCACATTGAGATTAGGCGTGAAGTCATCACCGTATTGCTCAAGCATATTACGTAGTGGTTCAAGGCTAGACTTGCTACCATTTACATAGTCAAAGCCAAGGTTGGCAATGTCCTCACCCACTACTTGTTGGAATAACTTGGACAACACTTCCTGTGCCACGTCACTACCCATTGGTGTTTCTTTCTTTACCTTGTGAAACAGGTGACTGTATGCTTGTTTCTGTGCAGTAGTCAGTGTCGGATTGTTTGCCATAAACAATGCCTCTATCTCATCAGGTGTAACTGTACGTGAGTAGCGATCCATCGCAATGTCTACTGCCTGTTTAATCTTACGTACATCTTGGCTGAACAATCTGTCTGGGCATTTAGCACCACGATGCTCGTCATAGAACTCCTTGTCCATCAAGCTACGTACTAATGATATTTCCATTGTGTATCTCCTAGTGTTGTTAGTTTATCTAAGTCGGTTTTGTTTCTGTACTTCAGGTCATCTGTCAGGCGTAGCACTATTACGTTTGCCACATGCCCTCGTAATTCTTTTGCAAATTGTAGCGTCTTGGGCAATGCATCAGGGTCAAGAGCTACAACTGCTGTTGAGAACTGTGATACATACCTTTTGTGCCCATCGGATAATGATGTACCCAACACTGCGACCCCGACAAATCCATCAGTACCTACGATGGCGGCACTCACACAGTCCTCAACAACTATAGCAGTTTTACCATGTCCAAAGACATAAGGCAAGCTGCTTTTTCCATATCTTTTCCACTTGGGTATCCGCTTACCTAGCGATCTACCAGTGGCATCTACCATTGTATTTCCTTGCATTATAGGGAACACCACACGATGTTCCTTCACGTCATACAACAGCCCCAATACCTTGGGGTCTAGTTTCCAGAAGTCACAGAACCCTGCAATGGCATCATCATCTTTTACAATCCACTCTGGTTTGTCGAAAGTTACAGAGTGTGTCTCTTCTGCAACACTACCCAGTGACTTACGTATATCATCTGCTGTAAGATGTACACGTTTGCCACCAGATATGTGACAACCTGCCTTGTAACAATTCCATACAAGAGAACCCAGATTGTTTGTGATGGTAAAGGTCTTGCGCCCACCACACTCAGGACAATCCATACGTTTAGTTTCTCCATTTGTAAGTGTTATATCATTTATAATATTATTTACACTCATAATGTATCACTTTCAATGTTACTCCTTACAGTCGATTGTACACTAATGTCTCTACGTGTCAAGGCACTACTTGCACTTTCGTAAGTATGCTTGTGATATGGCTTCACAGAGGACACGTGAGTATGCCCAGATACAGCCATGATTTGTGGCAATGGTACTCCCTTGTCTATCATCTGTGTTATCCCAGTTCTCCGTATGTCCATGAGCCGTAGCTCTTCTGGTAGCTTTGCTAGTCGCATGATCTTCCGTCCAACCTTGGACAGTCTCTCCATTGCGTATGGTTTGTACTCGCCCTTCACAGGCATTGGGTGTGGCACTACCCAAGGCTGAAAGCCAAAGTCAGACTTCTGCTCTTTGAGCATGGCAGTCAGGTTATCTGTGATAGGTAGGAACACATCAGCCCTACGCTTACTCTGCTCTAATGTAAGCTGTTGTTTATCTAAGTCAAGGTTATCCCACCGTAGGTTACGCATGTCACCCAGACGCTGACACCACTCGTATGCCATGTGTATAATCAAACCGACATTTCTGTAGTCAAAATCGCTATATGCCACGTCAAGAAATTTGTTCACCTCACCATGTGACCACACCATCTTACGTTGTTTGGCGGTCTTACGCTTGATCTTACCAAACGGATTCTGCTCTGCGTGTTCCATCTGTATAGCATAGTTGTACACTCTGCTTGCACAGGTAGCCGCATGGTTAGCAAAGCTAATGCCACGCTTGACCCACTCCTCATATGCGGCCTTGGCTATCTTGGACGTCACGTCCTTGTACTTACGACACCCGATAGTCTGGTGTACGACAGTCAGAAAGTATCTATAATCTACTTTAGTTGTGTCACGTAACATATTGAAATCATTGGATTGATAGTAAAAGTTTATCAGGTCAGTAACCCTGCTACTTGGCTTTAGTCCTACAACTCTTGCACGTTCCTCACGCCAATCATCTATCTGTTTGTTTAACTCCTTTGCTAGTTTGCGTACCTCTTTGGTATCAGTACCCAGTTCCTCACGTTCCACCACGCCCTCATCTACAAGCATCTGTGGTGGATTGAAACGAAAAGAAATGTCACCCGAAGGTGACACTCTCTGTTGTACATAGCGTGGTAGCATCTGCATTAAGCAGCTTCCAGTTCTACGAACTTCTTATCTGATACCCACTTGCTCACCTCTTGCTCACGACTGAACATGCTGATAGCCTGTGTGTCGTTGCCTGTATTACGTAGGCTGAACCCATTACGCTCATCAGCATAGGATGCATAGTTAGTAAAGGCAGAGTACAACGCCCACTTGTTGTGGCCTCGTTGGGATGCCTCGTGGCAATACAACTCATACATCTTCTCAGACTTACGCTTGGATGCAATCATGTCATCAAGCAATGACTGTACGTTTACATACTTGAGGTCAGTCTCAGCCCACACCTGCATCTTTGCAGTCTCTTCGTAGAAGTCTCTCCTTGCACGAGTTAGCTCATGGATGAAACCACTGAGGGTAAAGTTAGATGTGTTCTTCTTACGAACCTTGTCGTATTCACCACGTATCATGCCGTTAGTGCAGAAGAAATCTATCTGCCCAAAGAACACTTGGTTGCTACATGAGCCATCAATACCATGTAATGATATGATACGATTGCCCAACGTAGTTGTGTGCTTGTCAGTAGAAATCTCTACCTGCATGTCAGGCAATGTGATGTCTAGCATAGACCATGCACCACCTCTGGCAGTACGCCAGTTGTACTTGGCATTGGTCATCTCAGCAGGTGTGATGTTCTCTGTCAGTGTGTCCATGACACCCCGATAGAAGTCACCATGAGAGGCACAGGTAAAACCTCTACCCACGATACCCATGTACTCACCTGTGTTACCGTTGATGACATACTTCTTATCGTTCACCTTGGTAGGCTCGAACTCCACGTCAAAGTCTAGCTTTGTTGGAATGTCGAATGTGTTGTTTATGTCGAATGGCATATATAATACTCCTTTTCAGTTGGTTATGTGGCAACTTTGCCATAGTTATGTAGTAATGTAAACCCCCACAATTATTTGTAGAAGATGTGTGACCCATGAGCCACAGTTTTATCATAGTGCTTGCGCCACCACGGACTTACGTAGGTAGCATGGTAGTGTGTAGCACCATGTGTATTGTCTTTGTGATAGCCATACAGTGTGTTGTAGGCTACCACTTGTGCAACTACCCATGACATACCGTCCTTGGGTTTGTCTGACTTACCATCACAGTACCACGAGAACTGGCATCTATGCTTGCCCTTGTGGTATCCCTGCTTGACCACCTTACATGCATCGTCAGGGAATGTGTCATCAGCTACACGATTGAGCACTACGTGGGCAACTGCATACTGCCCATCCATAGGCTCACTACGTGCCTCGTAGTACACATTGAGTGCAAGGCACGTCAGGAACATTTCAATCATCTGGTGTCAACCTCTAGGCAAGCCAGTGTCTCTGAGCTATGGTTCACTAGAACCACTGCTTCTTTCAGTGCTAACTGACAGTCCTCTGCCTTACCATATGTTCCCAACTGGTAGTAATCAACTCCCTGATTGGTCACGAGTTGCATCCACACTAGTATCCACATCATCTGTACTCTCCTTAAATTTATCTCTGGCTACGCCAGTTTTCTTAGACAGTGCATCAGCCATAGCCTTTGCAAGTTCCTTGTCTCCACAATCAATTATTATTTCCATCGTCATTCTCCTTTTCTTCTGTTTGTTTACACTGTGGACATTGAGTATGCTCAGTGGTGCTAAACTCATGCCCACACTTTTCACACTCAATGTCTTTTATTCTACGCATCATTAAAAACCACGACCATACTGTCGTGCATACCTGCTTTGTTAGTTACCTTTTCTCCAAAAGAATTAATGCCAATAAATTTAACCCTACCTTTTATAAATCTAATTTCATCTGCGTTGGGTTGAATGAAATCGTGAAATAAAACTGTGCTAGTGCTAACAGGTAAAAGCATCACGCACAATTTACCCTTATCCGATTCATCAATTGCTTTTTTAACAAAAGCTTCCTTTAACTTTCTTGAGTATGGGGGATTAATAAAGTTTCTTTTACCCCAATCAATTTCTAAACCATCAAAGTCTGACAACAAAGGACATGGGTCAAAATCAAAATTAAACTCTTGATTTAATTCATCATATAAATCATTGGGTGTTTCCCAATTATCGTGATTATCTAAATTTCTATTCTTCATTAGTCCTCTCCTTCCTTGCTAACTCCAATCCTTTGCGTAGCATTTCTTTTGCATCTTCATACTGTCCTCTGCACATACAATCGTAGCTCCACCTGATCCATGACATAGCACCCATGTTCAGTTCGGTAGCTTCACTTGTAATGTCTTGACTATCGGCAATAGCACCACCGCCTACCTTATTGGCATTGAGAAATCGTAACAAGCTAGGCTTGTCTACTGGTACATCGACAGTCGTGTAGCCTTTGCCACACATCTTACGTGCATCGGCCTGTGTTCCTGCCCATACACCATTGCTGTTCCTGTATAGTTTCATGCTACTTCCTCTTGTATAAACCATTCTGGCATTGGACGATTAGTCCACACCATCTTGAACCTGCGTTGCTTGGTCATGTAGAACTTGCGATAGCTTTCCAGAGGCCACGCCTTACCTGACTTCAGGTCAGTGTGTTCACTGAAGCACTCAGGGTGTGGTGTAAGCAAGCCATCAGGCACAAACTCTGCACCCTCTACAAGTGCTTCCCACAATCGCCATGAGGCATGGGTCTTGCCATATCTGTGGGTGTACTCATTGCACATACAACGAAACATCTCTAACGAGAACTCATAGTTGGCACGAGATTGCCCTGCCCATATGGTACATGGGTGCTTCTGATGTACAGCACGATACAGGTCAGTGTGCTTTGCATACTCTGGTGCATGTAGTCTGAGTGTAGTGCATAGCATCTGTGCCTCTTCGAGTGGCATCTTGACCACGTGCTTGTCACACAAGTCACGAGCAATCAGGTCAGGGCTGTAGTTAATAATAAATCTGTTCATCTAGCTAGTCTCCTCTTGCTTCCTTCAAATAATATCCAAGTGATGTGTCAGTGCTGTAAGAGCCAGAGGGATTACCCATGTCATCTATGGTTTCGTAACATTCATAAACTACACATACTTTATCTGAGGTAATATCATCTTCGTCTGATAGATATATGCATAGGTCAAAAGTCCTATCACCCACCACTTGCATGAACCAAGAGTTTTCTTGTGGATAATCATCGTGGTATTCTTTAGCCTCTGCTTCTGCCACTGTGTCATACACAGCAGTAAGGTATCCTTTCTCATAGTCACTTAGTGGTAGTTCATCTAATTCATCTGGATTGTACATACATATCTCCTGTTCATTCTACCTGCCCAATGTGAGCAATCGTCACATGGGTCATCAGGCGGCATTGGTTTCTCTGTCGGTGGTGGTTTCCTCTGCATCTACTTTATACACAAGCACACGTACCTCAAACGTCATGTCATCATTGATGGTCACGTCAGAACGTAAGCCAAGTGTGTCTCCCTCGTTTGCGAACTTACGTAGGTTCTTGACGGACAGTAACCTGTCACCTCGTGGCCTACGGTATAGACGCACCTCTGTCGGGGTATCGTCCTCATACAACGCATCAATGATTACCTTATCGCCATTGGCAATCTGGTTGTATGAATAGTTTATTTCATCGGCTAATTGTTGCACTGATTTGTTGGCATCAATGATTGACTTGGTAAGCATACGCTTAGTCAACTTAACTCTAGCTTCTGTGTCTGTTAGTCTATAGCTTTCAGCTTTCATTTCTTTCTCCTTACTGTACTGCATACGGTGCTTCGTGTATGAATGGGTATTGCTTGTATTCTTCCATCTCATACTCACCGCATTCTAAAAATTCTATGTTCACTGCGTCAGGGTGTATCTCACGAGCAAGATGCATGGCAAAGTTAGTAGCACTATGCCAGTCAGATATTGATGGGTAGGTATCGTCTAGTTGTATAAGACTTTCCATACCATCAACGTCAACCTTTACGTCATAGCCCATGACTAGCATGGCTCTGCTCCCTCTGCATGTATGGTTGGTATGCCACCGTCACTGACCTGCATGTATGCACGTTGTGCATTATGTACAGGCGTTTCATCTGGCATCTTTACAAAGCTATCATACTTGAATGGATTGTATCCAATAGTGTCCAACGTTGGACAATCTTTGTCACTGAAGTATGTAGCATCACCACGCACAAAAGCATGGACATTCTTTTTGCTTTCACGAAGTACACGTTGCCGCCCACCTTCACGCACCACGAACTGTGGGTTGCGAATGTGTACATTCTTTGTGTGCAGTATTACCCTGCCCGACCTAGCTGATCGGACAGAGAATACTCGCTTATGTAAATTGAAATAGACTTCAACTCTCATTATCTTAACTTCTCTAAAACAACGTCATCATAACCTTTAGTAATCCATTCGTCATAATGCTCTTTAGCTCTTTCATAGGTGGTGTAATAGTCATCAACACCACCAACCCAAACAATATATTTCCACCTACTATCTATCTTCATTTTCAGTCTCCGAAAAGTGTCCAACATTGGACGGTTTCATTTGCTCTGCATACTCTTGGCATATGCGCTTGTTGTGGCACATGATGACAACCTTACCGTCATCATCATATACCACGTACTTACGTTTCCACAACAAGATACGCATCTACCCTGCAAAGTGCCAGAACTTACGCTCTGTAACTTTGTTACGGTTATGCTCAACATACAAGCTGAACTTGCCAATGTGATGTGCAGTCATGCAAGCATCACGATTGAACAGGGAAAAGCCACGAGACTTGATACTACGCTTACGTAGCAATCCCTTTTGTCCAAGAAAGTTGAAGCGGAACCCAGATGTTCCATCGTTAAGTGGTTTAGTTGCGAATATTACAAACATGTTTTTCTCCTTATGCTTGTGGGTTATAGTTTAACGTTATACTATTTATAACACTTTCATATACATTTCAAGTGTTATAGAATAGTATGTTATCTAGCGACCTTACGTTGCTGTTGCTTTTGCTTACGTGCAATCTTACGCTCACGTTTCCAATCGTCATTGCGTTTAGACTGTCCAACCTTGGACGCTTTGGTTTTAGAAAACTTAATAAAGTTTTGCATCTCGTATTGCATTTTGCTTTTCCTTCTTTGTAAGCTTACGCTTGTTACCTTTTTTGGGTGGCACTACTTGTGGAGACTTGCGCTCCTGTAGCATGGCTCTGGCTATGGGATTAACATAGTTAATTTTGCTTGTCAATTTCATCACGCACCTTTATTAATTCATTAATCAAACTATTCAGTGAACTGCCATAACGCTCTAGGTACATATTAGAGTACGTTTCACCCCTGTCTTTGTCAGGTATAACGGCAACCTCACGCTCATCAGGCAATGGGTCTTTGTCTCTGTGGTGTGAGATAGATATCTCCCTGCCTTTGTGATATACATATACGTTGTTCATGCTTGCTGTGTATCTATTCATTACGCTACCTCTCTTTGCGCTACAGTGTCAGCTTTACGTTTACTGTTACCATGAGCAGGAAAACCAATGATTGCATCACGCTGTTTTGCACATAGCTGACAGGTGGCACATGATACATCATCACGAATTGTTGCAGGGCATACAACTACCTTACGCCCTTTGGGTGTTGTTGTGTTAGTTGTTTGTGTCTCAGGCAACACAGTTGCTACAGGTGCAATGCCCAAGTCATACAAGGCATCAGCATGTTTGACATTGTTGGCAGATAGATTGACCACGAACCCTTTGTCATTCATACGTTTGACTACGTTAGCATTATGCTTGCTAGTCAACACAGGGTAATGGGTATACGTGAAGCCACGTTTGCCAGTGTTGGCATCAGCCAACTCGTTATTGGCATCAGCATCAAGTAGCTTGCCATCACCTGCCAAATCACCTGCCTGATTATGTCGCCACAACTGGTCATCTTTGAAAGATGAAACAGTGGTAATAAATGTTGACCAATCGTCACCACGTTCCTTACGTGTCACCTTTGCCCAGTGCATAGCAAGTGGACCACCGTTAGCGTAGCACCCACCTTCGTTGGCATTGTTGAACGGACAAACATCAGGGCAAGTATCTGCACCAGTAGTTGTGACAGGTATCTTGCCAACCTTACGGTTGTTTGATTTAATTGTAGTGTGGACTTGATAAGTCATACGAAAAATTCCCATGTAAGTTGCACTAAGTGCAAGGTGTAAAAAATAACCGCAAGTGCAGTAAAGAAATAAACGGATAGCAACCAGAGTTTAAACATCATCAATACCTCATGTTAATGTATATACATGTTATATAACACTTTCACAAATAATCAAGTGTTATATAACTGTTATACTATTATTTTATATACTTCCAACCACTATCGTAGATAAGTGTCGGCTCTTTAAAGTGTCCAACCTTGGACGGTTTAGCCTTGTTAAGCTTGGCACGTAGCTTTGCTATCCTGTCAGCTTTAGGTGTAGGCTCATACAATCTAGCAGAGCTAGAGTTCACAATGAAAGAACGTTGCTTTTTAAATTTCATTTAAATGTCCTTTATCCAGAATGTGAGGATAGCAAGTGTCATAAATGGTGCAAACACTATCAGTGCTACTGGGTCTAACCCATATACACCAACACCTGTGGCAATGAGTATGACAAGCACAGTCATAAAAATCCAAAGCAATGCGAATGCTAAACGAAATAAAAACATATCAATAACCTTTCAGGTTAAAGTGACGGCTTATGCCGCCACCTCAGTTACAGTTGGAGCAGTTGAATGATCTATGATCATCTCTGCGATTTCAAGCATATCAATACCATGTGAATCGCATACTTTGACAAGTTTGTCAAACACAATTTGCTTGCTCACAGGTTTTTGTCCAACATTGGACGGTTCTACTTTAGTAGGTGTAGCTTCCACTGGCTCTGCTTTAGCAGTAGTTGGTGCTTCACTCTCAGCTTCCTTGGAAGCCTTACGCATTGAAGCTTGTAAAGCTGTGAGAGAGGTAAAACCCTTTTTGCTTTTAGCAATGAACTCACGACACTCTATTTCGTTTTCAACGAACCATAGAGCCTCAGACCGTCTTCTACGGTCAATGACATGGACACCATGTGTTGTGAGGGTTTCACGAGAGATTTGACCACTATCAAGTGGTGATGAAGCTTTTAATTGCTGTAGCAATTTGCCAAGCCGTGTATCAAAGCCAGAGGCTTTTGTTGTGTCTTTCAGACTGTTAGTCTGTTTCCAGATACGACCAAGGGCTTTGCCCTCTTTGATCATTGCATCAATAGTTGTTCCAACTACTTTGGTTTGAGCATTTGATTTTGAATTTGATTTTGGCATTGAAGCCTCCTTTATCTATATTCAGTTTCTATGTGAGAAACGTATATCTCTCACTAAAGGTGAGATATACTTTATCACTAGAAACGTATAGAATATAGTATAAGTTTGGGATTTGGTTCTCATGTGCGATCCTCTGCGCCTGTCGTTTCATGCGCCACTGCAGCAATCTTAGATTGCGAAGTCCGTGTGCGAAACTCACGTGTATACACGAGGCTTGCTAACGTCCAACCTTGGACACTTGTAACAGCCACCACCCCCTATGGGGGTAGGGTAAAAATGTAATCGGCAACGGATACACACGCCAATTTCACCATGCTTGCTACATTATACAGTGTAAACACTGGCAACTGATTGCATAACAGTTGTTCACAATGGATAAGACACTGTTTTTGTTGCAGATTCCTCACACATGGTGAATGCATACACACAATATGCGCTCACCACATGCCTCACACATGTCTGCGCTTGCATATGCACCTGCCTAGCGCAGGTACGTGCATGGGCCACTGGGGGGTACGTGGTATATGTATACACAGAAATACACAGATCAGGTAAAATGGGTGTTAACCACATTACATACACAGTGGTTTACACTTACTTGTGATCACAAAACTAGGATGACACTTATATGTGATCACATAATAATATGTAGCATTGTACGATTAGGGGTTGACATAGGTCACAGAATGTGTAAAACTACGTTAGTAGTTAGTTAGCCTACACTAACAGTGATACATGTACAGTGTAACACTATAAATGTTCTTACATATATACTCTTATATATACATTAACTATAAATACACTTAACTATAACACGTACAGTGTATAAGCCGTTAGGCAAGAGCTTTCGTACATAAATAAAAATAATTGTTGACAATGGCAAAGAAATCAGTAAAACTATACACAGACAATGTAATAGAAGAGTTCTATTCTCATCTAGCTAATAATACATTGAAAGATTTACATATCCCCCATAGTGATGTATTCTACGTAAGAGAAGCCGTACAGAACCATTATGGGAGGCCATTTACGTTGGAACACGTAGAATGGGCAATGAGAAAAGAAGGTTGGACAGATGGCAACGACTAAAGATGTAGAAAGATTACCCAGTGGTAAATTAAAATATCGTGGTGAGCTATTTCCCGGCTACAATAAACCTAAACGTACAAGTGGAGGTTCTAAGAAATCTGCTGTGTTAGCTAAGAAAGGTGATCAGGTAAAGGTGGTTAGGTTTGGTGATCCAAACATGAGCATTAAAAAAGATCAACCTGCAAGACGTAAAAGCTTTCGTGCTAGACATAATTGTGATACCGCAACAGATAAATTTACTGCACGATACTGGTCGTGTAAAGCATGGTAAAGGAATAGATAAATGGCAAAGATAACATTACCCAAGTCTGGTGTTACAGGTAAAGCTACTACAGCAACAGCTAGAGCTTTTGGTAAAATGGTAACAGACTTAGAAATAGATATACGTAAGCTGCTTGCAAAAGATAAACTTACTGAAACAGAAAAATTAAGATTAAAAAATAAAAAGAAACAGCTACGTGATATAAAAGCAGAGATGGCTGAAGAGTCTGGTAAAGCAGGACGTAAAATGAATTTGGCTGCATATGAAGCAAAGATGAAAAAGAAGAATGTTAACAAACCAAATCCTCTTATGGAAGACTTTGAAAGAGCTATGGCTGAATCAAAAAAGAATAGAAAAAGTAAAGGTGGAATGCCATTTAATAAAGGTGGTATGTCATCACATAAAGGAAACTTTGACATGCGTAAAGGCGGCATGTTTTCAAAGTAATGGCAAAAGAAAAAGACCCAAAGAAAGGAACAGGTAAAAAACCTAAAGGTTCAGGACGTAGATTATATACAGACGAAAACCCAAAGGATACTGTTCCCATAAAGTTTGCAACAGTTAAAGATGCACAAGAAACTGTTCGTAGAGTATTTAGAGTAAACAAACCTTTCGCTAGAAAGATACAAATCTTGACAGTGATGGAGCAACGTGCTAAAGTACAAGGCAAAAAATCTGTCGTGGAAGTAGCACGTAAAGCTAAAGAAAGGTTAAGACGTGAACATAAAAGAAGACTTGCGTGATTGGTCACGAACTGTATTAGAAGTTCCCAATGACTCACTTAACGGATTACCTGCCTGTCCATACGCAAAAGAGGCATGGAAACAAAACAAAGTAAATGTAATAGAAACACCAAACATAGGTATTGAAACTATATGCCAAGCTAAAAAGTTTGATAACACTTATGATCTGGTAGTTGTAGCTTCTTATATTATACCCCCCTCACATGCATTTACTACGTTTATAAATTTTTTAAACGATACCTTTACCAAAGAAGATTTGCACATAATGGGGTTTCACCCTGAATACGGTGCAGAAGATGCAGACTTAGATTTCTTATATGAACATGAATGGGAGTCTGCAATAGAGGATGAATATGCAATGATGTTTATTCAGTCTCTATCTAAAGTAGATAATGCTAGTCTACGTTTAGAAAAACTAGGATACTATAATGTGTATCCATCTGAAGAATATCAGGCTCTAGTACTAGATAGAAGAAAACGGAGAACAAGACAATGGCAATGAAACCTCGTGCAATGAAAAAGAAAACACCAATGCGTGGTGGCGGTATGGGAATGAAGAAGCGACCAATGATGCGTGGCGGTGGCATGGGAAAGAAAAAGATGATGCGTGGCGGTATGTCTAAGAAGAAAAAATAATGTGGCTTGCAATAGTATTAGCTTGTAGTACACCATACGCTCAATCGTGCATTGTGTTTGCAAAACAAGAAGAGCTATTTGTTACAGAAGAACTATGTAAAGAAGAAACAGATAAAGTTACGCTTATGATGCAATCACAGGGCATGTTTGCTAGACCTGCCTGTTTTAAAATTGGAACTAATTTATAGGAAAATAAAATGAAGAAACTATTATTACCAGTTGCTTTTGCAACTGTAGCAACATCTGTATCAGCTATGGACTTAGGCTACGGCCTATCTGTTGGTGCAGAAACAGAACTAACATATACAACAGGAACAGAAGTATGGACAATGGACGTAACACCTTCTATGGGTTTAGGTGCATATGGTGCTTCTTTTACTGCTGAAACAACTATAGATGTATTAGACTTAAACAATGGTGACATCTTTACTGGTATAGATTGGAAAGCTGAGTACGTATGGAAAGGTATGACAACATATACTAAAGTATCATCTGACGCAGACTTTGAGTTTGGTGATATTACAATGGGTGCAAAGATAAGTTTTTAAATGTTTAGCCCTGCTCCTGCTAAATACTTTGCGAGAGCAAAGAACCTTTCCGCAACTGCAGGTGGAACAAGTGGTGATGTAGTGTACACATGTCCAAATAATCATGTGGCACTCATTACTTTTTTACATATATCGAATGGCGAAACAAGCGCAAAAAAATACAGTATACAGTGGTATGAACTATCTACAACTACGTATCACAGTCTTGTAGATGAAGTAAGTTTAGCAGCAAGTACAAACGAACAAATAATACAGGGTGGTGCATACCTTGCACTATCTGCAGGTGATATGATTGTATGTTTCGAAGAAAGCAGTTCTGACTTTCATGTAACAATATCAGGCGCAGAGTATTACCGACAATCATAACGGATATGCAACTTTTGTGAGTACTCATAGGTAAGTACTTATGATATAACTATCTCCATAAGCTACATTGTGGCTTTTAACACTAAAGGAGATAGAGATGAGTGTAAAACAATTTTTTAAGAATGCTTGGAAAAAGCATGAGATCGCCCAACAAAGACGTGCAGATTTTAGATTACTGCAGATGATGAGTGATAAAGATTTAAATGATATAGGCATAGGGCGAGGTGACATAAGGAGAGTTATATATGCCGACCAAGAAAAAAAGAGTTAGAAAACTTTCTAGTGGTGGAAGTACTGTTAATAAAGCAGGTAACTATACTAAACCTGCAATGCGTAAGCGTCAGTTTGCCAGAATAAAAGCAGGTACTAAAGGCGGTGGAGCAGGACAATGGAGTGCTCGTAAAGCTCAAATGCTTGCAAAGGCTTATAAAGCAGCAGGGGGTGGCTACAAATGAAACGATACTTTAAACGACTATGGTGTGCTTTAATTAATCGTAAGTGCAATCCACAATGTGAGTGCTGCTAGTTGGCACTCGCTAAGTCACAAAAGAGCCTGAAGTCTTGGACCAAACAAAAGTGGAGAACCAAGAGTGGTAAGCCTAGTGCTCAAACTGGTGAACGTTATTTACCTACTGCGGCTATTAAGTCTCTTAGCAGCAGTGAGTATGCCGCTACAACCAGAGCTAAACGACAAGGCAAGAAGGCAGGTAAGCAGCATGTGGCTCAACCTAAAAAAATCGCAGAAAAAACTAGACGGTACAGGAGAACCTGATGGTAGATGATTATGACTTAGATAAAGATGGTAAACTGGATGAAGAAGAACGTGCTATCTATTTAGAGGATAGACGTAGGAAGATGGAGGATGAAGATGCCAAGCGTGATGCTCAACGTAATATGACTTGGTTTGCTTTGTCAGGTATGGTACTATATCCTATGGGTATCTTTCTATGTACGTTACTTGGTATGGATACAGCAGCAATGTTAATAGCTGATATAGCTAATATATATGTTGTATCAGTATCTGCACTTGTTGGTGCATACTTTGGTTTCACAGCAATGGGAAATAAAAAATGATAGGACAATTACTTGGACCAGTATCACAATTAGCAGGTACGTGGTTAAATGGTAAGGTAGAAGAAAAGGCTGCACAGAATAAAGTGAAGGTAGCCAAGGCAGAAGCGGAAGCTCAGATAATGCTTTCAGCCGCTACGTCAGAAGCGGAGTGGGAAAAGATAATGGCACAAGGAACACAGAACTCGTGGAAAGACGAGTATCTGGTTCTACTTTTTTCAATTCCACTTATCCTTGCATTTTTACCGTTTGAATGGGCTAACGCAGCAGTAGCTAATGGCTTTGCTGCATTGGAGTCCATGCCCCAGTGGTATAGCTATACCTTGGGTGTAATCGTGGCAAGTAGCTTTGCTGTAAGGTCAGCCACTAAGTTTTTTGGGAAGTAATCATGGCATTTAAATTATCAAATAGATCACTAGGTAAACTAGAAGGTGTCCACCCTGATATGGTGGAGACAGTGAAAAAAGCTATCGAAGTAACTAAAGTGGACTTCGGAGTTACATATGGTGTAAGAGATTTGGCAGAGCAAGAACGTCTGTTTAAATCTGGCAGATCACAGACTATGAAGAGTAAACACCTGATACAAGACACAGGATACTCACACGCAGTAGACCTAGTTGCGTATGATGGCTCAGATGTAGTCTGGGAAATAAATGTTTATGATGATATTGCTGATGCAATGAAAGCTGCAGCAAAAGAAGTTGGTTGTGCTATTAAGTGGGGTGCAGCTTGGTCAGTAGGCAATATAGTAGATTATGGTGGTACAATGGAAGAAGCCATGAATGAATATGTAGACCTACGTAGATCACAAGGAAGACGACCATTTATTGATGGGCCGCATTTTGAATTGATGGTATAATGGCTAGACAATTAACAGAACAACAACAAAAGTTCTTGAGTGTATTATTTGAAGAGGCAGGTGGTGACATTCTCACAGCAAAGAAGCTTGCAGGATATTCAGATACAACTTCTACAACTCATGTTGTAAATAGTTTAAAGGAAGAAATTATTGAGGCTACTCAAACGTTTTTATCACGCAATGCTCCGAAAGCTGCAATGGCAATGGTTGGGGCGTTATACGATCCTACTGAGCTAGGCATACGTGATAAGATGCAAGCAGCTAAAGAGTTACTTGATCGTACTGGTCTTGTAAAAACTGAGAAGGTACAAGTTGAAGCCAAAGGTGGTGTGATGCTTATGCCCCCAAAACAAATGGAAGAGGACGAATAAGTGAAACTAGACAATATAGTACCAGTGGCACTTTTGTTAATGTTCGCAGCACAAATAGTAGTTCTGATAAATATAATCATATGACTAAACCATTAAAGCAATGGAAGTTACCCCAACCAACTGACATAAAAGAAGACAACGAGTGGATACCTATTCCACGTATATCACGTACCATACCTTTCGGGTATGATGTAGACCCCGATGATCCAGACGTACTATTACCGAATGAGCATCAGTTAGATATGCTAGAAAAAGCACAGAAGTATTTAAAGCAATACTCCTATCGTGAAGTAGCTAACTGGCTCACAAGAAATACTGGCAGAAGCATTTCGCATGTAGGTTTGAGGAAACGGTTAGATAATGAGCGAAGAAGAAAAAACAAATCTGGAAGCCTACGCAGATGGGCAGACTATGCGAAAAAGGCAATCGCCAAAGCGGAGGAACTCGAAGCCAAAAGGCTCGGAGCAAAAGTCCAAAGCAGTCAAGAAGACTCAAGCGCAGCCTAAAGCTAATCCAGTAGTTGATGAAATACCTATTGAAGAACAACACAATATTATCTTTAAGCCAAATGAAGGTCCACAGACAGACTTTCTAGCTGCAGGTGAAAGAGAAGTGTTATATGGTGGCAGTGCAGGTGGGGGCAAGTCCTACGCCATGTTAGCTGACCCTCTACGTTACATGGGCCATCCGTCCTTTTCTGGTTTGCTATTACGGCATACAACAGAAGAATTAAGGGAACTTATCTTTAAATCACAGGAAATGTATCCTAAGATTTGGAAAGGTATCAAGTGGTCTGAACGTAAGATGCAGTGGACTGCGCCATCTGGCGCAAGATTGTGGATGTCATATCTGGATAAAGAAGATGACGTCTTGCGTTATCAGGGTCTAGCTTTTAGTTGGATAGGCTTTGACGAGTTGACACAATGGCCCACACCGTTTGCATGGAACTACATGCGCTCTCGTCTACGGTCCACTGCACCCGATCTTCCAGTGTATATGAGGGCAACTACTAACCCCGGAGGTAGAGGCCATCACTGGGTAAAGAAAATGTTTATTGATCCTGTTGCTCCAAACAAATCTTTTAATGCAACAGATATTGACACAGGGGAAACTTTAAGGTATCCTGCAGGACATGAAAAAGCAGGTAAGCCATTATTCAAACGTAGGTTTATACCTGCTAGATTAAAAGACAATCCATATTTATCAAGGCAAGGTGATTATGAAGCCATGCTACTGTCATTACCAGAACAACAACGTAGGCAGTTACTAGATGGGGATTGGGATATTAAGGAAGGTGCAGCCTTCACAGAATTTGATAGGAATTTACATGTTATTGAACCTTATCGCATTCCCAGTAACTGGGTCAAGTTTAGAGCTTGCGACTATGGCTATGGGTCTTATAGTGCCGTACTTTGGTTTGCTGTCGCACCTAGCGAACAGATAGTTGTATACAGAGAACTGTACGTTAGTAAAGTACTTGCCACTGATTTAGCCGACAGAGTTCTTGAACTAGAAGCAGAAGATGGAAACATAAAGTATGGAGTGCTTGATAGTTCTTTGTGGCATAAGCGTGGTGATACTGGTCCTTCGTTGGCTGAACAGATGATAATGAGAGGTTGTCGTTGGAGGCCATCAGACAGAAGTAAAGGTTCACGTGTAGCAGGTAAAAACGAAGTACACAGACGTTTGCAAGTAGATGAGTTTACTGAAGAACCAAGAATGGTATTTTTTAATACCTGTGTAAATACAGTTTCACAATTACCTGCAATACCTTTGGATAAAAAGAATCCAGAAGATGTAGATACACATTCAGAAGACCACTTGTATGATGCTTTAAGATACGGTATAATGTCAAGACCAAGGTTCAGTGTATTTGATTATGATCCACATGGTGCACCATCAATGGGTATGAGAGTAGCAGACAATACATTTGGATATTAAATGATAGTAACTTGTCCTAAATGTTCTATACTTTATAATACAGATAAGTTTGATTGTTGTCCTCGGTGTCAAGAGCAACACGATTTTGACAATGGACCTTGGAAAAAAGACTAATGGAAGTTTTTGTATTAGTAGTAAGTATATGGGGAAACAACGGAACTGATTGGGTGTACACAGGTAATCAGTACGTAATGAAAGAACTATTTACTGAAGAGCAGTGTCAAATAATAGCAGACTCTTCTAATTGGAATAAGATAAAAGAAAACCAATACTATGATTTACAGTTTGATTGTTTTAATAAGGATGATAGATAATGGCAGAAGATAACGAAGTCTTTATTGAAGATGACGCAGTTGTTTTAGGAGATACAGACGATACTACAGTCGAAGATGCTGAAACGTCAAAGATTATTCCGTTTATTATGGAAAAGTATCATCGTGCAGAAGATTACCGTAGGCAAGATGAAACACGTTGGCTAAGAGCTTATAGAAACTATCGTGGTATATATGGACCAGAGGTTCAGTTTACTGAAGCAGAAAAGTCTCGTGTATTTATTAAAGTAACTAAAACAAAAACTCTTGCAGCATATGGTCAGATTGCTGATGTGTTATTTGCTAAAAATGCATTTCCAATTAGTATTGATCCTACAACATTACCAGAAGGTATTGTAGAGGATGTATCATTTGATCCTGCACTTCCTGATCCATTACGTGAAGAACAAGAAACTGCTGAAGTATCACCATATGGTTTTAGTGGTGATGGCAAAGAGTTTCCTGCAGGAGCAACTGCGAAGACATTACAAGAGTTACTTAATCCAGAACTAGATGCCAAGCTAGAACCAATCAAAGGTGTAAAAGAAGGTGCAGGTACTACGCCTACATCTGTAACATTTAGCCCTGCTATGATTGCTGCAAAGAAGATGCAAAAGAAAATACACGATCAGTTAGATGAATCTTCTGCATCGAAGCATTTACGTAATACAGCATTTGAAATGGCATTGTTTGGTACTGGTGTAATGAAAGGCCCATTTGCTGTAGACAAAGAATATGCAAACTGGGATGATGAAACAGGTGAGTATTCACCCACTTTTAAAACAGTACCCCAAGTATCCCATGTATCTGTGTGGAACTTTTATCCTGATCCAGATGCAAACAATATGGATGAAGCACAGTATGTAATTGAACGGCACAAAATGTCACGTTCACAAATGCGTGGATTAAAGAAACGTCCATACTTCCGTGACCAAGTTATTGATGAAGCAATAGCTTTGGGTGAAAACTACGACAAAGAATATTGGGAAGATGATTTATCTGACTATGCACCAGAGCATGGCGTAGATCGTTTTGAGGTTCTTGAGTATTGGGGTATGGTAGATGTAGACATGTTGCTTGAGCAAGGTGTAGACATACCAGAAGAAATGCAAGAGGTAGATGAACTACAGGCAAACGTATGGATTTGTAACGGTAAACTAATTCGTATGGTAATGAACCCATTTAAACCTGCCAAGATACCTTACATGGCTTCACCTTATGAACTTAACCCATACTCATTTTTTGGTGTTGGTATTGCTGAAAACATGGATGATACCCAAACACTAATGAATGGCTTTATGCGTATGGCTGTAGACAACGCTGTATTGTCAGGTAATTTGTTAATCGAAGTAGATGAAACTAACTTAGTTCCGGGTCAAGACCTATCAGTATACCCCGGTAAAGTATTCAGAAGACAAGGTGGTGCTCCGGGGCAAGCTATCTTTGGAACAAAGTTTCCAAATGTTGCAGGAGAAAACTTACAGTTATTTGATAAAGCACGAGTGCTTGCAGATGAGTCCACAGGCTTTCCATCATTTGCACATGGACAGACAGGTGTGCAGGGCATAGGACGTACCGCTAGTGGTATCAGTATGCTTATGGGTGCAGCAAGCCAAAACATTAAGAATGTTATTAAGAATGTAGATGACTATCTACTACGCCCACTAGGTGAGGGCATGTTCCGTTTTAATATGCAGTTTGACTTTGACCCTGAAGTTAAGGGTGACTTGGAAGTTAAAGCACGTGGAACTGAATCACTGATGGCTAATGAAGTACGTAGCCAAAGACTTATGCAGTTTATGCAAGTTGCGTCCAACCCAACGCTTGCACCATTTGCTAAGTTTCAATATATTATTCGTGAGATTGCAAAGTCTCTTGACCTTGACCCTGACAAAGTAACTAACAACATGAGTGACGCTGCCATACAAGCTGAGTTAATGAAAGCCTTTCAGCAAGAGCAACAGCCTCAAGGGGCAGCACCTGCAGGTGTTAACCCAATGGATACATCAGGAGCAGGTGGTGGTACAATAGGTACAGGCCAAGCACCAACGCCTCAAGAACAAGGATTTAGTGGTAATGCAGGACAGCAAGGAGCACCTCAACAAGCTCAAGGCACTGGTGAGCAACCAAGCCAAATGGTCTAAGTTTGAAAATTATTTAGACTTTCTTATTGAGCAACAACACCGTACAATGGAACAGACTACTGAATCTGTTGCTATGTATAGATCACAGGGTGCTATCTATCAACTACGAAGATTAAAACTATTAAGGGATGAGGTTTTAAAACATGGCTGAAGAAAAAAAATACCCCAGACGAATTGATGCAATTATGGCATATCTTCGTGGTCTTTTAGAAAAAGAAGAAGACCCAAAGAAAAAACAAAACTATGAAAAATCAATAGCTGAACTAATTAACTTTGGTGGTGATTATGAAGAAAAAGCTAAAGGTGGTCTTCTTATGGACGAACAAATGTCAATGTTTAACGAAGGTGGTCTTCTTGATGAGGGTGGTGAAGTAGACGAAGAGTCTGGTAATGATGTACCTATTGGTGGCACAAAAGAAGGTGTACGTGATGATATACCTGCCATGTTAAGTGAAGGTGAGTTTGTATTTCCAGAAGATGTAACACGGTATCATGGATTAGAAAAACTAATGACACTACGGCAAGAAGCTAAGATGGGTTTAAAGAAAATGGAAGCAATGGGGCAGATGGGTAATTCAGAAGAAGCCACAATACCAGATGACCTACCATTTACTATGGATGATTTACTTGTAGTAGTAACTGGTGAAGAAGAAGAGCCAAAGAAAAAAGACAATGAGCCTATAAAAGCACAGGCAGGAACATTTGTACCTGCAAATCAACAACTAAACAATATGGGTGTAATAGGTTTTCAAGAATCTATGTATGGACAACAAGGATTACAAAACCCTGTAGCAACAGTTATGCCACAAGTACCTGCAAGTTCAGTAGCTCCTACAGTACAAGCACCTCAACCAATGACAGGATATAGTGCTCCAACAGTACCTGCAACACCAGTACAACAGACAGACTTTGTACCAGAACCAAGTGATGTATATAAACCTGTAAAATATATTAATCCTACTACTGGTGAAACTATGACAATCAATGAGTATCAAGGTAATCCAGTATCTGCTGTACCTGCAGGATTTATTCGATACGATGATTATATTGCAAGTGGGGGCAAAGACCCTAATGAAGATGTAGGCACAGGAGTAGAAAGTACTTCAGTAGAGACTGCTCAAGTTGGCGGTTCTTCTGATGATGAACGTAAAGAAAACATTGCTAGTCTACAGAAAATGAGAGATGCAAAAGAAAAAGAAAGAGTAGAAAAATATAATAAACTATTTGACACAGAGTCAAAAGAATTTAATGATCCAAATAATGCAAATTATATAACTGATAAACAACTTATAGATGCGTATAAAGATCAAATAGAAGCAGAAACTGTTGGTGGAGTTATGACACCATTTTTAGGTCCTGCAGGATTTCTTCCTCGTCTTGGTAGAGGTAAGGTAGAAAAGGCAATGGCAGCAAGATTTAAAGAAAATTGGAAAGAGTTACCTCAGTTTAAAGACATTACACGTGGTTCTGTTGCTAAAGACGCTGCTGCAGAAATAGGAAAAGATTTTAAGAAAACATTTACTGCAGAAGGAAGAGACATCTTTTACAAAGAGTATGAACCAAAGTACAGTGTAGCAGATGATAGTTTTAAGAAAAAATTTGGTGGAGCAGGAACTGGTTACACTGTATTAGAAAAAGATGAAAAAGGACAAACTACAAAAGCCACAGGTGCTTTGAGTGTACGTGAGCAACAGTCTTTTGACAATGCAGTTGATCGTGGTGATAATGCAGTTGCAGACCACTTTGCATTAGTTGCATACCATCGTTCTGCAAAAGACCAATTTGCTAGAAATAATGCTAAAGATATTGAGTTAGCTAGAGCAGGTGATGAAGATGCTAAAGGAAGATTGTATGGTGGTAGTAAATCATCAGGTGGTGTGCGGTTTAGCAACAGTAGTATTGAAGAAATAATTAAATATGGTGGTAGCTCAACTACTGCAGTAAATGAAGGTAGAGCGGTTAAACAAAAAGGTTTTAAACAACCTAGATTAGTTTCAGGAAATAAAAATCCAAGTGATGATGGAGATGCAGGAAGTAAATCCTCAGACAAATCAAGTTCAAGCTGTGTAATTGCAACACATGCTGTAGCAAGTGGAGCATTCCATACATCTGACAAAGCTAATGCCATTGATTGGTGTAAGAAAAATTTACACGATAAATGGTGGGGAGAAACTATGCGTAAGGGTTATAGATACTTAGGACGCAAACATATAGCAAATGGAACAGCAGAGACTGTGTACAAAGAATTTAAAGAGTGTATAGAATGGGCAAATGGTAAACGTGACTTTACATTTAAGATTGCAGCTAGATATTATTATCGTGTAGCTCAAACATTTATCGTTGGACTTTTTGTAAAAGAGGATATATAATGGATATAAATGATTTAAGAGGCACAGTTCTCCAACGCTTTCAAGAACTAACAGATGAAGAAAAAGGTATCTTTGATACTATAATGGATTCTCCTGTAGGCACTGTAATAAATAAATTAGTTGGACCAGAGTTAGAACAAATATTTTCTGAGCCAGAAAGTGAAACAGAACAAATGTTAGCATCTGAAGAATCTCCAAATTATAGAGATGAAGTTAGAGATAGATTTGGTGATACAGAACCTATGGATCAACCTGTAGAACCACAAATGAGAGAATCTTTTAGAATGGGAAAAGAACCTAGAGAAATAGATTTTAATAGGGATAGACCTAGCGATATGCCTATGGAACGTGAGATGGCATCACGTTAAACGTGCCATATATACTAGCTACCCATCCCCCATACAACTGGCTACGGTGGCCCTAGAAAGGAAAATAAAATGCAAGACGCAATGGTAGAACAAGTAGAAACTAAATCTGCTTTTATAAATAAAAAATATAGTAA